TGCTACTGGTTCTGCTACGTTTACAAACCTTGGCAATGCCACGCTGACTGTGACTGTTGTAGACGACAGCCATAATCACATCATCAGCAATGTGGATGGATTGCAAACTGCATTGGATGGAAAGGTTCAGCTAAACACAGGAACAACATGGACATCAGTTGGTGCAAGTGCCCTGTCCTTTCAATCCAACGACGTTATGGAAACGGCCACCGGTGACCAAGCCTCACTTGAGGTGTATCAAGATACTGTTGGCGCAGATGCGTTTATGCAGTTTCATGTTTCTGGTGATTTTGCCGCATATTTTGGCTTAAAGGGTGACATCAATGACTTTGCCGTTGGCGGCTGGACAATGGGCGCTAATTACTACAGAGTCTGGCACGCTGGCAATGACGGCTCTGGCTCTGGGCTAGATGCCGATACAACAGATGGCTATCATGTCAGCACTACACGAAATGCGGCTAATACTATACCAGTGCGGGATGGTAATGGTTACTTGCAGTTGGGCTGGATTAATACAACGTCTGGCGCAACGACATCTACAATTGATAAGATTTACGCATCTTATGACGACTATATTCGCTACGTCACTCCAGCCACATTAATTAGCCAGCTTGGCTTGTGGACCTCTGGCAACGATGGCTCTGGCTCTGGGCTAGATGCTGATCTTTGGGACGGCAATCAATTTTCTACATACCTAAACCAAGCAGTTCTAACTACTTCTAGCCCAACGTTTGCTAATGTATATGTGGGCGACTATGTATATCACACAGGTGATACTGATACATATACACAATTCCATGCTGCTGATCAATGGCGTGTAGTCACAGGTGGGACAGAACGCTTTGAAATTAACAATAGTGATGTCACTGTCCAGAGCGCGCTGAAGGAAAAATACGTTGCATTGTCTGGGACTACGCCGAGCATTGATGTTGATGCGGGCGGTGCATTTAGTTTAACTACAAGCGGCAATACTACATTTACATTTACTGCATTCACTAGCGGCATTTCTGGTGGATTTATTTTGCAACTTACTTCAGGCGGCTCTCATACGATTACATGGCCTGCATCTGTAGATTGGGCTGGTGGCACAGCACCTGATGCGCCTGCTTCTGGTGAAACTGATATCTATGTTTTCTGGTCGCGTGATGGTGGCACAACTTGGTATGGTGTTCAGTCTATAGATGCTGCAGCATAAGGACTAACTAATGGCTTTCTCTAGTGGCACATTTTCTTCTGCTGCTTTTAGTGAAAGCTATGCAGTCGTAGAGCCTATAGTTAATGTTACTGGTATATCTGCTACAGGTAGCATTAATGGAGCAGGACTTGATGTACGCTCTATTGTTACAGTTAATTTAACAGGCATAGTAGGTAATACTACTGTCAATAATGTAACTGTTATTGCTGATGCTAACACTAATACTACTGGTGTTGCTGGCACATCTGCTATCAACACAGTGTCTGTTGAAGCAAAAGCAGTTGTTCCTCTTACGGGTATTACAGCCACAGCTACAATTAATTCTGTAGACGTATTCACAGAAGTATTCTATGTTGTAGAAGGAATAAGTGGTTCTGGTTCTATAGGTTCCATTAATGCAATTGCAGAAGCAGATGTACAACTAAGTAGTATATCTAGCACAGGTACAGTTAATTCTGTTACAGTATCAGGTAAGGCTAGTGTTACGCCTACTGGCATTCAAGCTACTGGAATTATCGACGATCCTTTTGTTATCGGAGATGAGATCAGCGTAATTGCAGAAGCAGTTGTTGCTCCTGATAGCAATGATGGCATTGGGTATATTGGTGATGTTTCTGTAAGTGCAAATGCTAACGTAACTACTGTAAGCATTCAGGCTATTGGGCAAATTGGAAGTGTAAGTGTAATAGCCGATTCTAATGTTACTGTTGCTAGCCTTAGTGCGACATTAAATAATGCAGAAGTAAATGTAACTGGCACATGTGTAGTTATACCTTCGGGCATACAAGGATTGCTATCGCTCGGTAGTGAAACTATTACTACAGCTCAATTTAACTATGAAGCAATAAAAGCTAATTACAGTAGGCAACGCACTGACTACGTTAAAGAGATGGATTCTAGAAGTCGAACAGTGTATGTTGAAGCACAAAGCTCTGCGTATAGAACTACATATGTTAGAGCAGCCTAAAGGATAAACTAGATGTCTTTAAAATGGCCTAATAAAGACCCTGATGAAATTTTGGATTATAGTATTGACTGGTCGCGGTTCCTTGGCAATGCTACTATTTCAAGTTTCACTTGGTTTGTCGATGATGAGAATGGCGTAAAGACTGAGCTAGTTAATTCTGGCCCATTAGTAAATGGCATTCAACTAATCTCTTCTACAAATACTAACACAGTTACCACTGCCTATATTGGTTCAGGTACAGAAAATGTTCTGTATAAATTTACGTGCCAGATTACGAACTCAAACGGGCTTGTAGTTGAACGAAGCGTTAGGCTGCGTGTGAGGAATAAATAATGGCATACAATTTTCTTGGGCTTGTTAATGAGGTTAATCGTAGGCTAAATGAAGTAGAGCTTACGAGTGCTAACTTTGCTAATGCTGTAGGATTCTATAGTGCAGCTAAAGATGCTGTTAATAGCGCAATTAGGCATATAAATCACGAAGAGTTCAATTGGCCGTGGAATCATGTGGAAGAAGAAGATATTCTTACCGCAGGTGTAACTCGATATGGCTATCCTTATGATGCAAAAACTATTGACATGGATAGCTTTCGCATTAAACGGAATGCTACGCTAGATACAAATACTGTAAAACTAAAGTCTTTGGACTACAAAGAATATCTTGAAAAGTACATTGACTATGAGTACAATTCTAGCTCAAGCATGAGGACTGTTCCTAAATTTGTTGTTAGGGCACCTAGTCAAGAACTTATTCTAGTTCCTACTCCAGATAAAGCATACGAATTGGTTTATGAGTATTATCGTAACCCTGTTGATCTTGAGTTGTACGATGACGTGCCAAGCATTCCTGTAGAATTTAAACACATCATTGCAGATGGTGCCATGTTCTATGCCTATCAATTTCGTGGAGACACACAAGCTGCACAAATTACGCAAGCTAAATTACAAGAAGGCATCAAGTACATGAGAACGCTGCATATCAATCACTACGATTATGTACGTTCTACTATGATCGAAAGAAGTTACAATAGCTTTACTAGTCTGAAAGTGTCGTAATGGCTACTCAATGGCAAACTTTTGCTGTGCCTTTTACGGGGGGGCTGATTACTAATATCAGTCCTTTGCAACAAGGTATCAATAACGTAGGATCAGCTTTTCTCCTACAGAACTTTGAGCCTTCACTAGATGGTGGATACAAAAAGGTTTCTGGTTACACTAAGTTTGTCAATGCTCAGATTAGTGGCTCTGGTGTTATTCAAGCTTTGGCTATAGTGCAACAAGATGGTAACGAAAAAGTTATTGCTGCTCGTAATGGCGTGTATTATATAACTGATGCTACAAGTGCTATTCCTACATGGACAACTATTGGCACAGCACCTACTACATCTTTTACTAAAGCAAGACAAGCAAGATACAACTTCAACAATGCATACAAAATTTGCTTTGTTGATGGAGTCAACTTTCCTGCATATTTTGATAGGGCTACAAATACACTAACATATTTGTCTAGCTCGGCTACCAATAATGCAGTTCAAGGTGCTAGCCAAGTGTGTGTATTTAAGAGCACACTGTTCTTTGGTGTAGGAACTGAACTTGTATTTACTGCCCCGTATAGTGCAGATGATTTTAGCCCTGCCAATGGCGCTGGAAGTATCAGTATTGGTTCTACTATTACTGGACTTATGGTATTTAGAGATCAGCTTATTATCTTTTCTCTTGATAAGATTATGAAGCTGACAGGTTCTAGTGCTGCAGATTTTGTGTTGAGTGCTGTTGCAGAAGACATTGGGTGTCTTAGTGCAGACACAATCCAAGAAGTCGGCGCAGACATCATGTTTCTTGGTCCTGACGGGCTTCGTACTCTTAGCTCTACTGCTAACATTGGTGACTTTGGTCTGGATGTAGCGTCTAAAAATATTAGACCTACTGTAGGGAAACTGCAAGATTACGCTACTAGTTTTTGCAGTATGGTTATTCGGGCAAAAGCACAATACAGACTATTTGCATATGTAGATAGTGAAAGACCGAATGTTGCTCGCGGAGTATTGGGAACAAAGTTTATAGATCAGGGTGGTCAAGGTTTTCAGTGGGCAGAACTTAAAGGCTTTAAGGCATATATTACTGACTCACAGTTTATTGGTGAAGATGAATATAGAGTTTTTGCTAATAATGATGGCTACGTGTATAGCATGGACATTGGCACAAATAGAGATGGGGAAGCAATAGATGCTATCTATGAATCTCCTTATATGCCAATCACTGATCCGCAAGTAAGAAAAACATTTTACAAACTTGATATGTACATTAAGCCTTTTGGTGCAATTAACATTCAAGTTGGTATTAAATTTAATCAGGGCCGTGCTGGTTACATACAGCCTTCAACGTTTAACATCATTCAAACAGGTGGCGGAACAGCTATCTATGGTGATAACAATTCAATCTATGGCACTGCAACATATGGTGCGCCAAGAACACAAAGTTACCTAAATCAAATCATTGGTTCTGGAGAAACGATAGCTTTACGCATTGAAGACAACAGCACGGATGCTAGTTTCCTATTGGACACGGCGGTGCTTGAATACGCTACAAACGATAGGCAGTAAGGATATAAGCTATGGCAGGTTATACGCGGCAAGATACAGCTAACAATATCTCCAATGGAAATGTTGTTGATGCTGATGATCTTGACAATGAGTTTAATGGAGTTGAAGCCGCATTCAATGCTGGCTCTGGGCACACGCACAATGGCAGTGCTGGCGAAGGCGCTCCTATTACTGTCATTGGCCCTGCACAAGATATCGTAACTAGTACTACTCTTTTGCGTCCTAAAACAACAAACGTTGTTAGCTTGGGAACAGATGCACTTCGATACAAAGATATGTATCTTGAAGGCAATGCAGACATTGACGGAACACTTAATATTGAAGGTGCTGTAACTCTTCAAAATACTCTTGCTGTTACAGGAAATACGACAGTCGGTGGTACGCTTGCTGTGACTGGTAATACTACTGTTTCAGGCAATACTACTTTGGGTAATGCTGATACAGACACTGTAACGTTTACTGCAGATGTTGCATCTGCTATTATTCCTTCCGTTGATGATGCGTATGATCTTGGCGCTATAGGGTCTGAATGGCGTAACCTTTATATTGACGGCACAGCTAACATTGATACCGCATCAATTGACACAGCTAATGTTGTTACACTTGCAGTTTCTGGTAATGGAACTGTAGCAGGTACCTTGACTGTTACAGGTGGCATTAATGCAACGATTACTGGAAGCTCAAGTACAGCGGATAAACTTACTACTGCCCGCACCATTACGCTGGATGGAGATGTTTCTGGTGCTGCCAACTTTGATGGTAGTGCAAACATTACCATTACTGCAACAGTTGCAGATGATAGTCACAACCATGTGATTGCAAATGTTGATGGTCTTCAAACTGCACTGGATGGTAAAGCTGCGAGTGTACACACGCATGTTATCAGTGACGTAACAGGACTGCAGACTGCATTAGACGCAAAAGTTAGCGCAACATACACTGGCGATGTTGACATTACAGGTGAACTTGTTGTAGACTCATACAATGAAACATATCAAGCTGTTTCATCTTCATCTGGAACAACGACTATAGACTGCGAAGCAGGTAATATTTTTGCAACTACGCTGAGTGAAAATACAACTTTTGCATTCAGCAATCCGCCAGCATCTGGAACAGCATATGGGTTTAGTTTGCGTATTGTACAAGATGCCTCTGCAAGTGGATACACTGTAACATGGCCTGCAAGTGTAGATTGGCCGAATGCTACTGCCCCAACGCTTACTGCTACAGCATCAGCCGTTGACCAGTTTGTATTCTATACGAATGATGGCGGCACAACGTGGTATGGTTTTGTTTCTGGTCAGGCAATGGGATAAAGATAAATGTCTGTAATTAAAAAACTTATGATGACTGCGGCTGGTGGTGCGGAACTGCTTGCGATTGAGGATGTCTTCAGCACTTATTTGTGGACTAGCGCTGGCTCAACATCAATTCCTATTGTTAATGGAATTGATCTTGCCAACGAAGGCGGAATGGTTTGGGTAAAATCTAGGACCAACACTGAATACCATGTTGTGACTGATACGGAAAGAGGAAAAACTAAAGGTATATTTCCAAATCTGACTAATGCACAAGATACTGACGCCACTGCGTATATGGGTTCTTTCAACGAAGATGGCTTTAATACAGGAACAGGTGCACCTTCTGGCGGAACCGCAGGTCAAAACTACGCCTCATGGACCTTCCGCAAGGCGCCACGCTTTTTTGATGTGGTGACTTATACGGGGAATGGTGTTTCTGGCCGTGCCATCAGTCACAACTTAGGTAGCACGCCTGCCGTTGTTATTATCAAAAGCACATCCTCATCGCAAAACTGGGTAGTTCGTCATGAAACTCAGATTTCTGATTTTGGGTCTGGGGCTTATTTTGTTCTGAACAGTAACGCTTCAGGTGCAAATGACAGCACCGTTTTTAGCACAACATCCCCAACCAGCACTAATTTTTATGTTGGAAACAACATAACAACAAACTCTAACGGCGTGACATATGTAGCTTATTTGTTTGCCAACAATAACAACAATGGCGGATTTGGCCCAACCGGGGATCAAGACATAATTAAATGTGGTGGCTATACAGGTAATGGCACATCAAGCGGCCCTGTTATTAATTTGGGCTGGGAGCCTCAATGGATTCTTTTAAAGGCATCTCAGTCCAGTACAGACTGGA